CCCTCTCCCCCCTCTCCCCCTTTTTCTTCGCCTTCTGGGGCATTCTGAGCCCCCGCAGCGGGTTTTTCTTCTGCCACTTCGCATACCTCTTCAGCGAGGCGCGTTAAGCGCTTGCGTGCCGTCTCATATGCGCGGAATTTTTCCGCGTCATCCTTGGCGGGAGCCATCAGGATGACCTTGCCCGTGCCCGTTGTGCGGGTCGGAACACCATAGTATCTGCCCACATGGGGCAACAAAAATTCCTTAACGATCTCAATGTCGGTCGATCCGACCATCGATCGAAGGGCTTGGACGCACAACCCCGCAGTGCTCTGAGCGGTTAGGTACCGCGTTACCGCCTGTTCCACATCCCCGGGGGATGTGAATTTTTCATTGTCGCGAATGTACTGAGGCACGCTCAGGGCTTTCGCTTTGGCTGATTTTTTGGTTGCAGGGGTGGGGGTTTGAATGAGGGTTTGGGTCATGGTATCTCTCCTTAAGGTGCCCTTCACTGAAGGGCTTGATTGAACATGGTGCAATCATATCACAGGTAAAAACAAAAAGGGGAAGTTTTTTCAATTAATAAAAACAACAAAGCAGGCATGGCCTAAGCATTCCCCTACCATACTTTGCAAACAAAGTAAAGCAGCGGGTTTAAGCCTGTTCTGCCTTATGTACGTTCAGCCTTATGTACGTTCAGCCTTATGTACGTTCAGCCTTATGCCTGTTCAGCCTTATGTACGTTCAGCCTTATGTACGTTCAGCCTTATGTACGTTCAGCCTTATGTACGTTCAGCCTTATGACGTTTTTGGCCTGGGCTGACCCCACCGTACCCGGACCCCCCGACGTACGGCAAGACCAGGGGGCATGGCAGGGACAGGATTTCACAACCACGTTTTACATTTTGCTGCACTGCACAAAGTTAAAAATACAAAGTAGCTATACCCCCCACCCCCCCTATAAAAAATTTTTATAGCACTTGTCCAATGTTTTACACACTACGGCAAAAAATTCCCGCCAAGGGGTTGACGGGCAAGAGGAGGGATGAACGAAAGGAGAGAGAACTTGCGTTTACACGCACCTCAACTGTAAACTATTGACAAACAAAAGTAAAGGGGTGTACATGTTTGAGGATCTGATTAACTTTACGCCAGAGCCCACTACCGCTGAAGGTTTTGTGGATATTGAGGCGGCCCCGGTAAAAGATATTATCAAGTCGCAGGTGCAGACTTCGGATTGGCTTGAGCAGATGGGCGCTAAGTCAGATGCGGATGTTATTGCGCCGCACGAGAGGGCGGCTGCTCGGGATGCATTCAAGAGCGTGACGTTTGATATGGACATCAGCAAGCAACGTGCTGCGCTGGCCTCGGTAAAGACTCCCGACGCTGTATTGCATTTGACGGGCATGTTGACCGCCTATGACTGGGAGTTTGTCCATCACGCCAAGGAACTGCGAAACTATGCGGTATCCAAGATCCTGGAAGAAACAAACAACCCTAACGCGAACGTGCGCCTCAAGGCGCTGCAAATGTTGGGCAATGTGACAGAAGTTGCGCTATTCACAGAGCGCGTAGAGGTCACCAAGAAGGACGCCAGCGAAGAGGAACTAGAATCGCGCTTGCGTGAACGCCTCGCACGCTTTATGAAAAAGCCTGTGCCTGTAGAGGTTGTCGATGTCATAGAGTTAAACGCCCCCGTCAAAAATGCTTGAAGAACTCACTCCTGACGCTATTGAGGCGCTATTGGCAGAGCTGCCAAACATGCCTTTAGATGAAAAGGAGTCGCTCCTCAACGAGCTGGAGTCTCTAGAGAAGAAACGGGAAATAAAGGCTTGTAGAGAGGATTTTCTGGCCTTCTGCGCTTATATCTACCCGGACTGGAAGGAAGGCCCCCACCACCGCTATTTAAAGCCTATCCTACATGATGTAGACGTGGGCAAAGAGACGCGGGTGACGATCAGTATGCCCCCACGCTTCGGTAAATCCGAGACGGTGGCCTATCTGTTCATTGCATGGCACTTAGGCAAAAATCCGCACCACCACATCATGATGGCGACGCACACGGCGGCGCTGTCGGCAGACTTCGGGCGCAAGGTTAGAAACTTACTGGACACGCCAAAGTACAAAGAAATCTTCCCAGAAACGGTCGTTTCCAAAGACAAGAGCGCCGCTGACAACTGGACTACGACTGCGGGCGGTAAGTACCTTGCGATTGGTATTGGCGCTAACGTGGCAGGACATGGCGCACACATGCTTGTGGCCGATGACTTGTGTATTTATAAAAACTCGATAGTCCACACTATACAGGGAGACGTGCCTGCACACAAGGTGGTAGTTGGTGACTACTTGTTGGGAGAAGCCGGCTGGCAACAGGTGCTTAGAAAAACCGAGTCCGAACACGCCACTTCCGTATGCATTGACGGTTTGCAGATGTCCAACGAGCACCCTGTATGGACGTTTAATGCCGGATGGCAACGCGCCAGTGAAGTTGCTTTAGGGGATATGTTACGGACGACTACGTTTTGGTGTAAAATCAAGTCCTCAATTTTAAGAGGGCTCAAAAATGTCACGACATCCGAAACTGTACGAAACATTCAAGCGCGAGTACAACATCTGGGCGATGATGAAGCAGCGGTGCAACAACCCCAAAGCCGCCAACTACACCGACTATGGCGCGGCGGGGGTCAGGGTGTGCCCAGAGTTCGAGACGTTTTCGGAGTTCTTGCGAATTCTTGGCCCGGCCCCATCAACCAAGCATACGCTGGATCGTATCGACAACGCGCTGGGGTACACGGTGCAGAATTGCCGTTGGGCCGACGTGGAAACGCAGCAGAACAACCGAACGAATGGGGTGCATTTTGCGTACCAGGGGAAAATGTTGTCAGCACCGCAGTTGGCGAGGATTGCAGGAATACCGACAGCGAGAATGGAGCATCGACTAAAGGTGCTCAAGATGTCTGTAGAAGACGCGATGGCGTTGCCGAAGCAGAGCTGGGTGCAGCGCCCCGTAATACAGAGGACTTTGGATGGGGGGTTTGTGCAGCAGTTCGACTCTTTGGCATCAGCAGCAGCTTACGCCGTGCAGCAGAAATGGCCAAGAACAACCAAACGATTGGACGGGGTAGTAACAAACTTAAAACCGTTGGACTACGATGGGTACAAGAAGCTGTTGTTCGCAGCGTTGAAGGAGTCGCGGCAGGCTTGGGGGTTCTTGTGGGAGTACGCAGAGTCTCCCGAGTCGAGCAGATAGACACTGCTGGGCAGTTTGTTAACTTTGAAGTTCGGGGGGATAACACCTTTTTTGCACAGGGTATCCTCACGCACAACTGCTCTGAGCAAGCTGTTCTAGCAAATCCCGATAATGCGTTTGCTACTGCGTGGGAGTACATGCAGGTCGGCCCCTTGCAGCGGTTGATGCCGGGCGGGCGCATAGTCATGATTGGGACGCGGTGGGGGAAGAAAGACCCTATCGGGCGTGCGCTTGCTTGGGCTGAGAACAATCCGGGTAGCACACCTTGGAATGAAGTCAGGTTCCCGGCAATATTGCCGTCGGGCAAGAGCCTCTGGCCTGAGCAGTGGCCAGTCGAGCAGTTATTGGCCAAAAAAGCCGGTATGCAGCCCCAGTTCTGGGCCGCTCAGTACATGCAGGAGCCTACCTCGGAAGAAGGTGCGCTGCTCAAACGCGAGTGGTGGAAGTTTTGGACGAGAGATACGCCTCCAGACGTTGAATTCATCATTCAAGTATGGGATACGGCCCACGAAACGAAGAACCACAGTGACTACAGTGCCTGTATTACATGGGGTGTGTGGTTCAATGAAGAGACAAGTCGGCATGAAATCATCATGCTCAACGCCATAAAAGGCCGCTGGGAGTTCCCTCAACTCAAGCAAAAGGCGCTAGATCAGTACCAAGAATGGCAACCAGAGTGTCTGCTCATCGAGAAAAAGGCTTCTGGTGCCCCGCTGATCCAAGAATTGCGTCAGATGGACATGATTGTTGAGGAGTACAGCCCCTCACGCGGAGCCCAGGGCGTCGCTAACGATAAAAGAGCCCGTGTAAACTCTATTGCACCATTGTTTTTTGATGGTGTGGTGTGGGCACCCGAGCATCGCTGGGCGATGGAGGTCATCAACGAGTGTGCGGAGTTTCCGAACGGAGAGCATGACGACTTCGTTGACTGCGTATCATTAGGACTGTCGCGCTATAGACGCGGAGGGTTTGTGTCGCTATCTTCTGACCGTCAAGACGAGCCGAAATACTTCCGCCGTCAGTCACACGCCTACTACTAACCTCACCAAATACGACTGAAACAAACATGGCCACCAACTACATGGACAAAAGCCTGTATCAAGCCCCTCAAGGACTTGGTTTTGCGGCAGATCAAGACAGCGGAGCAGAGCCTATCGAGATCGAGATTGTGGACCCTGAAGAGGTCAACATCGGTATTGACGGGCTGGAGATCAGCTTGACCAAAGGCGAGCCCTCTGCCGAGGACTTCAACGCCAACCTCGCCGAGTTCATGGATGAGGGTAAGTTGCAGGCGCTGGCCTCCGAGCTGGAGAATGATATTCAGAACGACCGCAACAGTCGCAAAGACTGGGAACGCGCCTATGTGGACGGGCTCAAGCTGCTGGGGCTGAAGTACGAAGAGCGCACCGAGCCTTGGAACGGTGCCTGCGGCGTGTTCCACCCCATGATTACCGAGGCGGTTGTACGCTTCCAGAGCGAGACCATCACGGAGACCTTTCCGGCAGCGGGGCCGGTCAAAGCTAAGGTGATTGGTAAAGAAACGCCACAAAAGACGCAGGCAGCAGAGCGTGTGGTGGCCGACATGAACTATCAGCTCACCGAGCGTATGCCCGAGTTCCGCTCTGAGCACGAGAGAATGCTGTGGAACCTGCCCGCAACCGGGTCGGCGTTCAAGAAAGTCTACTTTGACCCCAGCATTGACCGACCTGTTTCCGTTTTTATCCCCGCTGAAGACATCTTGCTCCCCTACGGCGTCTCCGATGCCCGCAGTTCGCACCGCGTCACGCACGTTATGCGTAAGACCAAGAACGAGTTGGTCAAGCTCCAGCACGCCGGGTTCTACCGTGACATTGACATCGGAGAGCCAGAGCACACCAAGGATGACATCCAGAAAGCCAAGGACGAAGAAACCGGCTTCAGTGACCTCAACGACGAACGCTTCGTGCTGTATGAGGCGTGCGTAGACCTCGACCTGCCAGGGTTTGAGCACGAAGAAGATGGCGAGCCTACCGGCATCGCGCTGCCTTACGTGGTGACCATCATCAGAGGCACCAGCACCATCCTGTCTATCCGCCGTAACTGGCGCGAAGACGATGACCTGAAACTGCGCAGGCAACACTTTGTGCAGTACAACTACATCCCTGGCTTCGGTGCGTATGGGTTCGGGTTGTTCCATCTTATCGGCGGCTTCGCCAAGTCGGCAACGTCTATCATGCGGCAGTTGGTGGACGCCGGTACGCTGTCTAACCTCCCAGGCGGTCTGAAGTCCAGAGGGCTGCGGATCAAGGGCGACGATACCCCCATCGCTCCAGGCGAGTGGCGAGACGTAGACATCGGCTCTGGCTCCATGCGGGACAACATCCTGCCCCTGCCGTATAAAGAGCCTAGCGGTACGCTGTATCAGCTCCTGAACACCATCGTCGAGGAAGGTCGTCGGTTCGCTGCTACTGCGGACATGCAGGTAGGCGACATGTCGGCCCAGGCTCCAGTAGGTACTACTCTGGCGCTGTTGGAGCGGCAGCTTAAGGTGATGACGGCAGTGCAGGCCCGTGTGCACGAGGCGCTGAAACAAGAGCTGAAGCTGCTCAAGGACATCATCGCCGACTACGCCGATGCGAGCTACAGCTACGAGCCCGAGACCGGACGCCCTGCGGCACGTAAGGAGGACTTTAGCTATGTCGAGATCATCCCGGTGTCCGATCCCAACGCCACCACGCTGGCGCAGCGCGTCGTACAGTACCAAGCAGTCATCCAGCTTGCCCAGAGCGCCCCACAGATATACAACCTGCCCCAGCTCCACCGAGGCATGCTTGAAGTTCTTGGAATTAAGAACGC